ATTCTTGCCATAGCAGAGTCTGAAGCAAATTTGGCGGAAAAACAAGAGAAAAATGGATTACCTAGTAAGGGCGCAAAAAAATTAAGAAGACTTCTCAAGAGAGTTGAAGAAAAACCTGGTTATAAGTCACTTTTTAATACTGCTGAACCTGCTGAAATATCTGAAGCAACATCACAGGACAAGAGTAAAAAGGACAAGGGTCCTAACACTCCAAAAGATGGAAAAGTTTCTGCTAATATTGACTTAGAATTATTCAGTTCTTCTGATTTAAATCCCTTTAGTGGTTCTTCACAAAATCCTGGGTCAGGATCTCGTGTTGGTAACAATTCAGATCTTGTTGGATCATCAGTTGCAAGTCTTGCAATGCCTGTAGAAGCTCCTCCAGTTGCAGCAGTGGATATGGGTCTTATGAGATATCCAGTCATACCACCTCCCTTTGGGTATGATCACATTAAAATCACTGCACATGATTATGTTCCTGGGGGTGGAGTAGAAGGAGGAGGCTTGAAGAGTGTTGAAGGAAAAAAATTCCAATTAGCTGGAGCACAAAAAGGAAATCCAGTATCAAATGGCACTGTCATTTTACCAATGCAACCCAATCTATCAGAAACTAATTCTATGAGTTGGGGTGGTGATAAATTGAATCCAATAAAGGCTGCATTTGCTAGTGTGGCAGCTGAAACAATAAAAAAATTAGGAGATGGTGAATTAGTTGGAGCTGTTCAGACTCTTACTGGTCAATCAATTGATACAGTAAAAACTTTACTGGGAGACTCAGGCACCAAGCAGCAAATAATAGCATATTTTGCTGGTCAAGCAGTTGGAGCAAATATTATTGGAAGATCAACAGGTCAAGTGATTAATCCCAATCTTGAACTTCTCTTTGAGGGACCAAGATTGAGAACATTTGAATTTAATTTCACTCTTACTCCAAGATCAGAAAAGGAAGCGATAATGGTAAGAAGAATAATCAGATTTTTTAAGTTTTGCTCTGCACCATCACTTTCATCAAATGGTTTATTTTTACAAACACCTAAAATATTCCAACTTGAGTACATTTTTGATGAAGAAAATGGTGGACAGCATCCTTTCTTAAATAAATTTAAACCTTGTGCTATGACATCATTCAATGTCAATTATACACCAGATGGATCATATTCTACATACAAGGGTGGATCTATGACATCATATGCTATTGCCATGTCATTTGGTGAATTACGACCAATTTATGCTGGTGATAATAAAATGGATGAAGGAGCAGAACCAACAGACATGGGATTCTAATGGCAAATCAGTACTTTTCTTACTTACCAGACTTTGACTATGTTAGTAGATTATCTGGATCTCAGATATCAGACTATGTCAGGGTCAAAAATCTCTTTAAGAGAACAAAAGTCAATGAGACAATATTTGGTGATTTGACAAATTTCACCAAATATAAGATTATTGGCAATGAAAGACCAGATCAGGTAGCTTTCAAGATTTATGGAGATTCAAATCTTGATTGGTTGGTCATGTTGACCAATAATATAGTCAATTATCAAAATGAATGGCCATTACAAAATGATGCATTTTATGACTATCTTTTGGCAAAATATGGTACAGAGGAAAAGATGTTTTCTGTGCATCACTATGAAACACAAGAAGTCAAATCATCAGATGGTGTAACTATTGTTCCACAAGGGTTAGAAGTTCCTTCAACTTATTCTGTGACATTCTATGATAATGGTCAGATGAAGACAGAGAGTTTGTTGAACACCATCTCTAACTATCAGTATGAGCAAAAGATCCAGGATGACAGGAGAAATATTTTCTTGCTTAAAACCCAATATATTGGTCTTGCACTTGAGACTGTTGAAGAGGTCCTTGCTAATGAATCAGGCAGTTCGCAGTATGTCTCTGATGAATTATCTAAAGGAGAAAATATAAGATTATATCAATAAAAAAGGTAAAGGGGTCAAAAAATTCTGGAGAAATTTTTTGCCCCTTTTTTGGAATTAAAAGTGAATTTTGGTTTCACCCTCTTAGCAGATTAATGTATGATGCTATCACAAGAAGTGTCAAACATATCTGATTGTATTTCATCCTCAACTATCAGCAAGTTTAGAGAAGTAAGACATAGGATCATCGTCATCAGCAGAGGATGTTGATTCAACTTGCTTTGATGCTTTGTAAGAATCTTCAAGTTTCTGCATAACATCTTCTTCGCTGACAGACTTCTGTTCTGTTGCTGCATAGTCGTCATATTCAGTCTCCTCCTGTGCTGTATTACGTGTTGATTTTGATCCCAGAACATAATCAAGACGCTTCTTCAGTTCATCATAGGTTTTGAACTGATCAGCAGCAGTAAATGCACTCAGAGAATATTGCTTCTTCCAAAGTGCTTCAAGGGCATCATCATCATCCAGGAGAGGACCCTGACGATCAAACTCAGAGGAGTCATAATTCCAATACCCAGCAACCTTCTTCAACTTCAGTTTGAAGTTTGCACCTTGCCAGAAGTCAAAGGGGTTGATAGGAGTTTCATCTTCAAACTCAGGTTGCATGGCATCCATGATCTTGTCAAAGATCTTCTTACCAAACTTATAAAGGAATACACCACCCTCATTCTGAGGATTGGCAGGATCTTTCACAACATAGATGTTTGCATAGAAAGAAAGCTTACGCTTTTGCTTACGAACAACATCCTTATCAGACTCATTTCCACTGTTCCAGAGTTCACGATTGAGTTCTCCAACAGGATCTTTGCCACCAACTGTGGTCAGTGAATTTTCAATATACCATCCACCAGGTCCTTGGAATGCATGAGAATACAGTTTCACCCAGGGAAGATCCTCTCCCTCAGGTGCTGGCAGGAAGCGAATAACTGCATATCCATTACCAGACTTATCCATTTCTGGTTTCCAGAGACGATCATCTGCCCCATTACCACCAGAATTATTCATTTTTTCAACTTCTTTCACCAACTTATTGGTGAGAGACCCAAGTGAAGATTGTTTCTTCAGGTCTGAAAAAGACATTAGATTTACCTCGTATTTGTTAGATTTGGCCTGTTCCCTTAGCTTGTGTGAGGGTTGGGTAGCCTCTTATATTCTATTGGGTTTATGCCAGATGTCAAGACTCACTCAAAGACTTCTTCATGTTCTCAATCATACTTACCATATTGGAAAACACATGATCAAGGTTCACATCTTGAGGAAATCCAAGTTGTTTTGCCTGTGACAAAATACTTTCTTTCATCTTGATAGCATCAAGATCATCAGATAATGTCAGTCTAGTATAGAAGATTCTCTGCTTTGTAAGCAGATCCTCCATCATTTCTATATGTTTTACTTTATCTTCCTTGCTCATGGATGGAAAGAGAAAGACAGATTTATATACCTTCTCCTGAAGATTTTCAATCTCTTTCATCTCCTGCTGAACAATATCAGACTTAAAATAATTCATATCCCTAGAACCTGCTTAAGAATTTTCCTATAGCGTAACACATCAATATGTAGGAAGGATTTATACTTGTCAATTCTAAGTGAAAGAAAATCCCATACAGGATCATTCATTTTATTGTCAAAATCTTTCTTGAATCCAAGAATGTTTTCAAGAATGATGAAAGTTTCTAATGATATGTTGTTCTGAAGAAGCTCTTTCACAAGAACAGGATGTTTGCCATTTTCAATATGAAATACCTCATCAAATTTATGGTTAGTAAACAATGTTTCTACCTGCTCCTTGAAAAGGTAAGACATGGACTGCATCTTCTTCTTCCAATCTGTATAATAGTCTTCACCATTTCTTACAATCTCACCAATCCATAAGGACTCTGGATTATCACATGCTACAAAATTAGATACAAAAAACTCAATCACCTCATCATCATTCTTTTGTCTGCTGAGTTTCTCAAAGAAATACCTGTCCTTCCTTTTGTAAAAACTCTGCACAGATGCTCTTGATCTTCCACAATACTTGTGATAGTCATACTTCTGTTTTGTAAAATGATTTTTCAATCCAAGATAGGACTTGTATGCATCAAATGGTTTCACCTTGATCATTTATCTCTTCAAAATCAACAATTTCATCAAGTTTAACAACATGCTTATTGTCAATAAGATAGGTGTGCTCTCCATCAATCTTACCCATATACTTGAGTTGATCTTCAGGAATATATCCCTCTCTTATCGCAGCTAGCATTCTGAGGTGTCTGAGTTCTTTGTAAGAAATCATAGTGGTAACTTAGCACGAGATGTTCTTTTTAACAAGTTCAACTCCATTGCTTCTGCTTTCAGTTTTTCCTTGAGTGGTTTTGAAACTAACTTAGGAACTGACTCAACATCCACATTATTTTTCTCACAGAAAAAAATGATGGCATCCATATATTTCATGTCCTTATTTTCAAGCACTGTCTTTTCAATCTCTTCAGCAAACTTTTTAGAACTGTAGAACTTCTTCTCTATCAGTTCATTAATGTTTTCTTCAGGCATAGGTTTGAAGCTTAAATTCAACAAACTCTCTAATGTATTCTGAGAGTAGGTTGATATACTTTCTCTTGTCATATTGTTCATAAACTACACATTCTCCATTTTCACAAGACATTATGATGACAAACTTCTTCACCATTATACCAGTCATTTCATATAACATGCAAGCATATGCTGCACATTGTACATAATAATGTTCAATCCACTTTTCAGGTTTTGGTTTCTTACTGGTCTTGAAATCAATCACAGCAAGTTCACCCTCATATTCAGCAATACAATCAACTGTGCCAGCAACACCTAACTCTTTGCTGAAGAGTGCCTGCTCAATGGCATGAATGTTATCTATCTTGTCCAGATTAGATTTAGCTTGTAGAAAGAGGAATTGTGATAGTGGCTGGACTTCAGGTAATTGCTGATTCCTAAGGAAGCACTCAGCAAGAGTATGCATATCAGTACCCCTGCTTGTGGATTGCTTCGTGATTTTGTTTGCTTCTTCATTACCTACCCTCGCTCTCCATTCTCTAAAGATCTCTCTGTTGTAATGACTAATGATAGATGTAATAGAAACAAGTTTATTTCCATCTGGAGTGTCATAGTATCTAACACCATCAATCATCTCCCTATCTAATTTAGGGTAATCAATCTCAATATGTTTGAACATTACAGTCCCAATTCAAGTTTTGTTGTTATGTACTCTTTGACAAATCCACTTCTGCAGATATCTTCAGCTTGGAATTCAATGACATCAAAGGATGGCATGTTCTTCAAGATACGCATGAAATCAATGATGCCATTCTTCTCACTCATTTTAACAAGGTCAGTCTGAGTTGCATCACCACAGAACATGATCTTTGAACCTTCGCCTACCCTAGTGATGATAGAATCTAATTCATGGAAATTCAAGTTCTGAAACTCATCAACAATCAAAATTGAATTATCAAAGGTTGTGCCTCTAATATATGATGTGCTCCAGAAACTAATTGTACCCTGTGCCTTAAGATTATTATACAACATATCAAAGGATGAATCATCTGGCATCTCAAACATGTACTTCACCATATTCTTATATGGAATTTGGTAGATGTCTGATTTGTCCTCATGATCACCAGGAAGGAATCCAATCTCTCTGGTGGGGACCAATGACCTCACAATGTAGATCTTCTCATACTGTGTATTGACATTCAATACATCCTGAAGAGCATTGTATAGAGTGATGAATGTCTTGCCAGTGCCTGCACACCCATAGGCAACCATGTTCTGATTTTTCTTATATGCATCAAAGAAAATCTCTTGGTTGTCAGTCAGTGGTTCTATTTTCTTGGCATAATCAAGATTAATTGGTTTCTTTCGCTTCATTTGTCTGTTACTCATTCCAAAGGGGACTGGATTGGTGCTACCAATACCTGAAGATTTTCCTCTACTTTTTGGCATAAATTGTTTTAAACAGGATTAACGTTTGAACCAGGCATCTTGGATACCTTATGAAGCACATCATTCCAACCAGGATGTGACTTCTTCAGTTTGTCATATGTTTCTCCTACTTCTCCCACACCAGCACAACCAGCTGACCAATCTTTGTCCCAGTCTGGATTTTCATCTCTCCACTCACAATATTTGATCATGGACATGGTGAGGGTTTGTGTCTCCCCAGTCTTCATATTTCTTACAGGATATGTTGGCATGTCAACCTCAATTGTATGTATATTTATTAAACCCAGTCAAGGGCACTACCAATGATTGGAAATTGTTCAGAGAATATTGCCTTGCACTCATTAGCAATGTCCATGTGCTCTTTCTGAGTGCCATTAGCAGACCTTAAATCAATGTAATGAATCCATGATCTTAATGAACCTGTCATGTACATTCTGGTGGGAGTTGCCAAAGGTAAAACCATACGAGCACACTCCTTTGCCACACCTGCATCTAACATTTGTAGATACAGATTTTTAGCAGAACTAAACAGAGTAATCATCTGTCTCTGAAGTTTATCAACAAGGATTGGGTCAAGATCATCAGTGGAGTTCTGACGATTCTTGGTGTCTTGTCGTCTCAGTTCAGGTAGCATGATATCACCAAGTGCTGTGCTGTCAGCATATCTCTGTGAAAATTCTTGATATGTGAAACTTCTGTGACGCAGAATCTGGGCTGCTATTGCTCTTGTGGTTTCTATCTCAAGAGTCATGTATGCCTGTTCAAAGATGCTCCAGTGCCTGTGTTTGATACAGTACTTAAGTAATCCCTCAAAGGAGTCATTGTCTTGGTTGGAGGGGTTACTGACCCTTGCGCAATAAGCAATGTGCTTCTCTGCATCAGGTGTAACTGATAGTAGTGATACTTTCATTTGTAATTCTTCCTTACCTTTTTGAGTTCTTTAAGTTCCTCTTTGATTTGTTGATAAGCATCCTCTGTTTTAATTTTGTCTGCCATTTCCATGGCTGTGATTATCTCAACTCTTGTTCCAAAATGTTGTAGTGCCCTTTCAAAACAATCTAATTCTTCGTACATTTTAACCTCTATTGAAGTATGCATTGAAATATGCACTGATACCATTGGATGTTTTATTGCCTTGAGAAATCCAGGTATCAACACACTCATAAATGTCTTGAGTGCTGTAAGGTGCCTCCTCTATCCTTACACCTCCATATTTATTGAGTAGAATGTTAAGGCACCCTGCCCTAAGTTTCATTCTATCCTCTGTGTATCTCCAATCTTGGTTAGTCTGGGTATCCATCATCATCATTGAAAATTTCATCATAGTCAGAGATTGGTGCATAGTATGATGCTGGATCATCTAAGTTTTCTCTTTTGTCAAGGTATGCAGCAGTATCAGAGTATACTTCAGATTCTAATGCATCCACAAGTAATTTAAGATTTCTGACAATTAGTTTAAGTTTATCCTTTTCCATAGAAGAACATCTACTACTACTAATTATAGATAAAAAAAAAGGACCAGTCAAGGTCCTAGTCAAAAACTCTCCATTTTGGTGTGCCAAGTGATTTAAGAAAAACCCACTTGGCATATGTAACACCACGATATGTCAAAAGTCTAAAGACTTTATCAGGATCATGTATCTCTGGATTGTATTCTGGAAGATCATATTCTAATTTGATCGTCAACATTTAAGTATTCCTCAGATTTTTTGAAGAAAAAGGATTTCACCATACAATAATGTCATGACTGTAACAATACCAATACAGATTTCTAGTGTGATCATTTTTTTGCTCCTACTAGCTGTGCTTGACGAAGTAGTTCTTCTTTTTGTTTTTTCTCTTTGAGAAGCTGAAGAAGGTTGATACTGGTTGTTTTCATTTTACAACCTCCACCTGTGTCTGAGTTTTGATTCCACGATATGTTGTGGTCATAATCTTTTTCTCAGATTGCTTATTAGCACGATCTTGGATGTTGTACTTTACACCACGATAAGCAGTGCTATTTGAGTAGTTGCGATTGTTATTATGTGCTTGAATGAGTTCTTGAAGTGTGTTCATTTGTTTTCTCCTGAAGTGGGTGATTTTGCTCCTTTAACCCCATAGGGTGATCCGAGTTCCCGTTCCTTCAGTCGTTTGCGTCCCAGTAGTGTTGGCATTCTGGTACAGATTCCTTTACGGTCTCTATAAGTTCTACTTTAGTTTGTGCAGACAAATCAAGATGCTTTCTAATGTTAATCAAAATTTGATCAGCATCTGTACAACTCATATTTGCATATAGTAAGAACTCTGCCATGGGATGAACGCTCCGTTCCGCGACTTACTTGCGTCCAGAGACTGAATTTTACTTCTGACTCCTGGATGAACGATGGTCTTATTATAGACCTCATGACTTATATAGTCAAGTTTGTATGTAACTTGTGATACAATTTTACTATTTCTATAGAATCAAACCTTTGTCTTTAAAAAAGTGTAGCAAATCCTTCAAACTACCCACGTGTCTTGACCCATCACTATCAATTGTGATCTGAGGATACTCTGCCTCCTCTCCAAACTCAGATTTAAATGCAGTCTCTGAGAAGTCTTGGCCTACATGATAAACACTAATGTCATGACCACTAAACTGCACACTTTTCAGTAGATTTTCTACTCTCTCACACTCTTGATTGTTATTTGAGTAAATGATTGCTCTCATTAGTCTCTTTGCCTCCAATCATCTGGTTTTTCCTGTTTAAACCAATCTGTCAACGCTCTATCTGACCAATTCTATGTCTTTTACATTCTAACTTATTAATAATGATATCGCAACCTATCTCAGGTCTTGCCTTTCCACAAGTAAAGAAGTCTACAGCAGCTTCTCCTCTCTCAGGCCAGGTATGGATTGAGATATGACTTTCACTTAGGAGACCAAGGATGGTTACTCCATGAGGAGAAAAAACTTTTGACGTCATCTGCAGCAAATTAACTTTACTTATGGTACAAGCCTCAGTAATACACTGTCTAAGAAAGTGTTCATCATTAAGTATGCCAAATGGGCAACCATATAGATTTACAAAGTAGTGCTTACCCATCAATTGGATCATCCTCCAATTCTTTAATCATCTTTGAGATAACCTCTTCAGAACCATCCAAGGTCTTGAGTTCAAAGAAATTAGATTTGCGATACTTGTTCAATTTTTTGTATTTCTTAATCAACTTATCCAAATCATCCTTGGGCAGATCAAACTCAACATCAAATCCTTTTCCCATCTTATTTCTTTGATTCTTTCTTTTCAGGTTTATTGATACCCCAAAGTTTAGGACTAATCCTCCCCTCTGCTTGATTCATGGTTACAAAGTTCTTTTTGTAAGTATCATAATAATGATCAAATATCTCACTTTGCTTACTTGCATAAACTAAGTCATAATGAGATGCATCATCCTTTCTGTACTCTACAAGGAATGCATTATTGGGCAATGATTTATCCTGTGCATCAGCAGGATCACAATCTTCTTTGATGATTTTCAACTTCTTCCTCCCCATTCAATGTCTGGATATGCTTGTGACACCACATCCTTGGTGATTCTATACTTTGATCCTAGCGCTTTATCCTTGATAAGGCAAATGATTTCTGCCTCATCAGGATGAAGACCTTCTAGCAACTGAATGAAGATGGACTCCCTACGGGTCTTAGAAAGTCCATCATTGCCACCTTTCACAAAGTGATAGAGGTTTCTATACTCCTTCCTCAAAGAGGTGTGGTCTGTGCCAATAGGAGCATCATTCTTGTTAAAAGGAACTTCCCCCTCAGGAAGCATTGAGATTACAGTATCATCAAAATTCCAAATAAGGATTGAGACTAGAGCATCATTTCTGTGCTCCTTCAATACCTCAACCTTCTTAGCATTGGTGCGTTGCTTACTAACAAACTCCAAAATCTCATGGATAAAAGGATTTGGGGGAAGTTTTTTAGTTACACTAAATTTCTTCTTCGTCGTCTGGGCCATTTTCAAACCTCACTGATAAAATTTCATCTGGGATAATCTGTCCATTTTCATCAAACATTTCAGGGTGGGTGGGAATGTAAGTTGCTGTTCTTTGATATGCATACTCTTTAAGAAGATATCCAACTACACCTCCAACAACCAGAAACAATAATGAAATGACTGTAGACAGTGTTAGGGTTACTGCTAACATTTTACCTCTCCCCTCTAGGACTGTATTTTAAGACATCCAATGAGAAGTCTAGATTAATGTGAATCTCCCTTCTTAGTAAGGAGATCACCTTACCAAACCTCACTTGGAAAGTTTTTGGTCTGGGTTTCCTCCTTTTGTTTCTTAATAGTAATTCTACACCTCTGTTCATTTTGAGGGTATCATCACTTTTGACTTTATTTAGAGGACTTTCTTCTCCTCCCTGGTCTTTTGTCACTACTGTACCTCCATCCATCAAGAAGAATCCCATACAGGTATTCTTTTATTTTTCTTGCCTGAGGTTTAGATATGAAACCATAAGCCTCTCTCAGTTGTTTGTGCTCATCATCAGCACCACCTTTGATATATTCTTCAAGTTGTAAAGTCAAATCACTCAGCTCTGCAGCAACAGAGCTTTCATTAAAGGCATCAATCTCATGCTTCTTGATCTTATTTTGTTTTAGAAAATCATAGAATTTGAAATTAAGATTGCCTTGAAAGGCATTGTCAATCACATGTTCAATCATATCATAGGTTTCCTCATTCATTACACCAGTTTGTTTTCTCTGAGATATTTAACAGTATCCACACATCCACCAAGTTTCTCTTGATCTTTGAGAACCTGAGGAAATGTGGATCCCTGTCCAAATACATCGTAGAATTGATCTCTATCAAAGTCTCTACCTAGTTTATACTCCACAAATTTCAACTCTGCTAATTGTAGGACACTGATGACCTTTGTGCAATAGGGACATCCATTTTTACTGTAAACTGTGAACATCATAATAGAACTAGAACTAAAAAAGGAACTGCAATTGTGCTTAATGATATAAGAACGCCCCCTACAAAGTCAAGTAGGGGGCGTAAACTGAATGGGTCTTCAGTCATTAGTTTGATTAACCATAAGAGTATTATACAATAAAAAAGCACTCCGTGCAGGGAGTGCTGTGATGGTTGTGGAAGTGGTCTTATTATCCGAGTCCTGCTTTAAACTCAGCATCTCTTCTCTTCTTTTGTTGATCAGCAGACAGGGAATAATCGTGACCAAAGTCTCTTCCAGATGCGGTAGTGCCTTCACGCTTTCTTTGTGCAGCAAGACGCTTCTCTCTTCTTGCTTGCATTGCTGCTAAAGAATC